CAACTTAACCAAGGAGTCTAATCATGTCTGAAATCATTGAACAACCCACCGCAGAACAAATTGCCAAGCACTACAGTGCCGCAATGGACAGCGTAAACCTGATTAACGCAGGACAACCCGAAGGCATGACTGCCGAAGACTGGGCTGACTGTGTTGCTCGTAACAAAGAGCATTTGAAAATTATGTTGGCTAAAGACTTCTGGACAACAGAAGACCTAACAGCAATTCGGGCGGCATCAGTATGAAACTTGAATTAGAAGTTAACGAGATCAACTTTGTTCTACAGACATTGGGAAACCTCCCATCGTCTAGTGGCGTGTGGCCTTTAATAGTCAAGATCAAGGAACAAGCTGAAGAACAAGTTCCTAAAGAACCCCCATCGGAGTGAGTAATGGAAGACCATGTAACCCACAAGCAAATCTACGATAGGTTGCTTGCTGTTGAGGCAAAAGTAGACACTATTGATAAGAACACAAGTGACCTTGTAGGCGCTATAAATGCGGCTAAAGGTGCTGTAAAAGTTCTTAACTGGATAGCGTCTATTGCTCAACCAGTTCTATGGATTGGTGGGTTGATCTTGGCTGCTGGTGCTGTTTGGCAAACTTGGATTAAAAAGTAATGGCTGGAAAGCAACAACTTGATATGCCACCAGTTCCTAATCTGGGAACTTCTGGTATTTCATATTCTCAAGATGTCCAAAATCAGAATAATGGCGCTTTGAGGACATTTTTAATCAAGTTGGTTAATGCTATTCAGTCAATAACTTCTCGCATGGGTGGAAAGTACATCAACTTTCCTTATGGTGCTTTTCAAGACTCTACAGACCAAGTAGCCGCCAATACAACTACAGCCTATGCGATAACCTTTGACACAACAGACTTCAGTAATGGAGTAACCCTGTCAAACTCCTCTAGGTTAAATGTTGTCAATGGAGGACTGTATAACTGCCAGTTTTCCATTCAATTTAAGAACACCACTAACGACACCCAAGATGTAGATGTCTGGTTTCGCAAGAATGGTACAAATATAGACAAATCTAATAGTAGATTTGGTTTACCACCCAGAAAATCTTCTGGTGATCCAAGTCACATGATTGCTACTCTAAATTTCTTTGTTGATATGGCAGAAAATGACTATATTGAGATCATGTGGCGGCCTAGCGATACAGGCGTGAACATTGAGCATTTTGGAACCTCTACAACACCAACAAGACCTGCAGTTCCTAGCGTTATTGCTACAATGAGCTTTGTCTCTAACCTACCGACTTAATATGGCTTACATACCACTTCAAATACCTCCAGGTGTCTTTAAGAATGGTACTGAGTATCAGGCTAAAGGGCGTTGGAATGGCTCTAACCTAATTCGTTGGTTTGAGGGAACTATTCGCCCTGTCGGTGGATGGAGAAAACGCTCCGCAACCCAGTTATCTGGCAAAGCTAGGGGTTTGATTAACTGGCGAGACAACTCAAACAACCGCAGAATTGCTGTTGGAACTCATACAAATCTGTATGTTCTGAGCGAAACAAATACCCTGACAGACATAACCCCTGCATCATTTACGACTGGTGATGCAGATGCTGTTCAGAAAATTGGTTATGGTTACAGTACTTATGGCAGTTTTGCCTATGGTGTTGCTAGACCAGACTTAGGATCTGTAACTCCTGCCACAACATGGTCTATGGACACATGGGGTGAGTATCTGGTTGCTTGCTCATCTAAGGATGGGAAGCTCCTTGAATGGCAGTTAAATACAGCCAATGACGCTGCCGCCATCACAAATGCTCCTACAAGTTGTTCAGGGTTAATTGTTACCCAAGAAAGATTCTTGTTTGCTTTGGGTGCAGGTGGTAATCCTAGAAAAGTTCAGTGGTGTGACCAAGAGAATAATACAACTTGGACTCCTGCCGCCACTAACCAAGCAGGTGACTTTGAATTAACCACTGTTGGCTCTTTACAGTGTGCCAAGCGTGTTCGTGGCACTACCATTCTGTTTACAGATGTGGATGTCCATACTGCCACTTATATTGGCCCACCCTTTATTTACAGTTTTGAGCGTGTTGGCACTGGTTGCGGAGTTATTTCCAAACAAGCGGTAGCGGCTACTGACAATGCTTGTATTTGGATGTCTGGTTCAGGATTCTGGATCTATGATGGTTTTGTCAAACCTTTGGTTTCTGATGTCTCCGACTTTGTGTTTAATAACCTGAACACAACCCAAGCATCTAAGGTTTATTGCGTCCATAACTCTGCTTTTGGTGAGATCTGGTGGTATTACCCAAGCCTGTCTACCAACGAGAACGATTCTTATGTGTCGTACAACTATCGTGAGAATCACTGGGCTATTGGCACTTTGGCTCGTACTTGCGGTACAGACAGGGGTATTTTCAACAACCCAATCTTGGTTTCTGCCGATAGTTATGTCTATGAACATGAAGTAGGAAATAACTATGACTCTCAGACATTGTTTGCTGAGTCTGGACCAATTGAGTTGGGTAATGGAGATCGGGTAATGAGTCTTACAGGATTGATTCCTGATGAAAAGACTGCGGGTGATGTGAGAGCTAGTTTTAGCACTAGGTTCTACCCAAATACTACCGAGTACACATATGGCCCATATACCTTGTCTTCTCCTACTTCAGTTCGATTAACTGGTAGACAGATTGCAGTAAAGATTGAAGCTGTGGCGTTAACTGATTGGCGTGTTGGTGTTATCAGATTTGATGGAAAGCCTGGCAGTTTGAGATGATTGACTACGAGAAATACAAAACAGATGGAGAACTTCCATTATGGGCTGTATATTTTCAAAAAGTAGAGAAAATTTTAGAACCTGCTTTAGAATACGATAACACTCATAATATGCAGGATGTAGCCGACTGTATGAACAGTTGTACGATGCAATTATGGACAGGCGAGAACAGTGCAGTTGTTACTCAAGTGCAAATATTCCCCAGAATGCGGATTTTGCATATATTTTTGGCGGCAGGTAATCTAGAAGAACTAGAAACTCTTACCCCCCGTATTCAGAAGTTCGCTGAAGACATGGGATGCCAAAAGATCACACTTACAGGGCGTAAGGGTTGGTCAAGAACTTTTGTTTCCAAATTTAACATGAAGCCAACACATTATTGGCTGTCTACGGAGGTGTAATATGTCTGGTGGTTCAAGTCAACAAACAGCGCAGCTTGATCCTGCATTGCGTGATGCTTATTTGCAAAATGTGGAAACATCTCGTGGTGTTGCGGGAGAATTAGCCCCTCGCCAATTTGCGAGATACAACCAAGATCAAGCTAGAGCTATTCAGCAAACCAGAGAATTTGCCAATCCCAATAATGCCATATTCCAAGGCATAGGTGCTTCATTTGATGTTGCTAACAGAGCGGCAAACTATCAGCCTCAGAATGTCCAAGCACTGCAATATGGTGGCGCTCAAGTAGCTCCATCTGCTATGGCTGCTCAAACAGGCTATAACCCTGCTACTGCACAATCTGCTTCTGCAGGTGCTGCAAATTTGGCTAACGCACAAGGATATAACGCACAAACTGGAGTCGGTACTTCTGCAGGTCCTGCCGCTTCTGCCGCATCTCAAGGCTATAACGCTTCTACCTTTGGTGGCGCTCAAGCAGGTCCTGCCACACAAGCACAGGCTACTGGTTATCAGTCCCTTGGTTTTACTGGTCAACAGGCGGGTCCTGCGGCTACTGCTAGGGGTCAAGGTTATACCTCTTTAGGATTTACTGGACAACAAGCAGGACCTTCAGCACAGGCTCTTGCCGCTCAGTTGAATAGAGATACTGTTCGTGAAGTTGGTGCGGCAGGTGTTTCTGGTCAACAAGTGGCTTCTACTGCTTTGGGTCAGATTGCTCCACAGGCTCGCCAGAATATTCGTGACATACAAGCAGGTTCTTTTTTAAACCAGAATATTCAGCAATACATGAATCCTTACACTCAGGCTGTTACAGAGCAGTCTTTGAAGGATTTAGAGCGTTCTAGACAGTTACAACAACAGCAGACTGCGGCTAGTGCTACTGCGGCTAAAGCATTTGGTGGATCACGCCAAGGTGTTGCAGAAGCAGAGACTAATCGTGCTTTTGATGAGAATGCCGCAAGATTGGCTGCTCAACAGAATGCTGCCGCCTTCCAAGCTGCCCAACAAGCTTCTGAGTCCGATTTGTCCAGAGCTATGCAAGCTCAACAACTTAACCAAGCACAAGATGCCGCCACTACCCAACAGGCTTTGGCTCTGTCTGGTCAGTTTGGTTTGGCTAACCAAGATGCAAGTCTCCGTGCGGCTTTGGCTAATCAAGGTGTTGATGTCAGTACAGGTCAAGCCAACTTACAAGCCCAACAACAAGTTAATTTGGCTAACCAAGCGGCTCAAAATCAGATGGCTCAGTTCAATGTTGGAAACCTCCAACAAGCAGGTCTTGCCTCTCAAGCTGCGGCTAATCAAGCGGCTCAATTTGGCGCTCAAGCAGGTAATGTTGCAGACTTGTCAAACCAAGCGGCACAGAACCAAATGGCACAATTTAATGCCCAACAACTTCAGCAAGCAGGTCTGTCAACTCAGGCGGCTGCTAACCAAGCCGCTCAGTTTGGTGCTGGCGCTCAGAACACTATTGCCGCACAGAACGCTGCCGCTCAGAATCAATTGGCTCAGTTCAATGCAGAAAACTTGCAACAAGCAGGTTTGACAAACGCTGCCGCATTTAACCAAGCAGGTCAATTTGGTGCGGCTTCTGCCAACCAAGCGGCATTGGCTAATCAAGCCGCTCAGAACCAGATGGCTCAGTTTAACGCTGGAAATACGCAAGCAATGAATTTAGCCAATTTGCAAGCTTTAAATCAAGCTGGTCAATTTGGTGCAGGTGCTGCAAATCAAGCCGCTTTAACTAATGCTGCCGCTCAAAACCAAATGGGTCAATTTAATGCGGCTAATCAGCAAGCAGTTAACTTGGCAAACATGGGTGCTTTGAACCAAGCGGGTCAGTTTGGTGCTTCTGCATTTAACCAAGCAGGATTGTCTAATCAAGCGGCAATCAATGCAGCTAATGCTCAACAAGCAGGTTTGTCACAACAAGCAGGTTTGGCTAATCAGCAAAACTTCTTGCAAGCAAACTTGGCTAACCAACAAGCAGGTTTAGCGGGTAATCAACAGAACTTAGCTGCCGCAGGTCAAATGGCTGGTATTGCTCAGAATGCCCAACAGATGGGTTTCCAAGGCGCTCAGAACTTGGCGGCTCAAGGTCAATTCCAGCAGCAGTACACACAACAGCAATTGGATGCGATTCGCAATCTGCCATTGGAGCAACAACAGATTATCAATCAGGCGTTGGGACTCAACATTGGTGGTGGATCTGGTATGCAAACAACTTCTGGTTCACGCCAAGGTTTGCTTGGCGCTCTTGGTATTTAAGGAGTTTATATGGCTTTCAATTTTGGTTTGCTGTCTGATGCGGCACTTACTGGTCTTAGTGATGCTGAGAAAGAAAGTTTGCAAAAGCAAGCTACAACTCAGTTCTTGTTAGGCTCTTTGTTAAGCAATGACGCTTCAATGGGTTTGAAGTCTGCTTTCTCAGTTCCAGAGCAATACTTGAGTGGTCAAAGGGCTATCTCTGAGATGAAAGAGAAACAACGCCAGCGTGGTGAAGTTGGTGCTTTCTTAGAGCAATATGCTCCAACTCCAATGCAAGCAGGTCAGCGAGCGTTAGCGGCAGGAGGCCGTGGTCCTACTGTTGCCGCAGGTCAAAACCAGATAGACATTCTGAATGCACCTATTGATTTCAACAGGGCTTTGACAGATTCTTTGCGTTTGGCAGGAAACCCTGCACAACCTCAGATTCGTGAAACTTTGAAATCAATGCAACCTACTTTTGTTGATGGTTTGCGTGTTGACAACCAAGGAAGAGTTATTGGATCTTTGCCACAACAAAAAGACCAGATACAAACTCAATATAACAGTGCGACTGGTAGATTTGAGTCCATGCCTGTTCTTGGCGGTATGCAAGCCAAGATTCAATCTACACCACCTGAAGTTTCTGCAAACACTATGCTTGTTCCATTGCAAGGCGGTGGATTTATGCAACAAGCAATTCCAGGCGGTCCAGAGGCAATTTCTACTATTGAAGCAGCTAAAGCAGTAGCACAAGCTTCAGGTCAAGTTGAACAAGTTATTGGTGCTGATGGGAAGACTTATTATGTTCCTAGATCTTCTCTTCTTACTCAGCCTCCTCGTGCTGGCGGTGCGGGAACTCCTCCACCAACTGGAGCGCCTTCAGGAGCCGTAGCAAAAATATCCCCTGCCCAAGAAGCAGTAAATCTTGCGACATCAAATCGATACAATGAGTTTACAAAAACTGCTCTTGATGCTGCACTAACTGTTGGTGATCGAAAGGTTTCTGCTGAATATTTATATAACGCTGCAGAACAACTAGATCCTAATAAACTGACTGAGTTTTTTGCAACTGGTGCATCTTATATGCGAGCAATACCTGGTGTTGGCGACAAGTTTGACTCTTTGGTTGGCAATGTTAACTTGCTGAACAAGACACGCTCTGAAGGTGTTTTGAAAGGTTTGAGCAACATTAAAGGTAACGCCAACGCATTTGAAGGTGGCATTGTTGACAAAGCAACTACTGGTGTAACAGATCCTAAGTTTGTTACAAAGTATGTTTCTGCACTGGAAATTGCTGCCGCAGACAAAGATGATGCTCGCCAACGATTTATCGATTCCTACACTGGTGATCCAAAAGCTGTATATACGGCATGGGCTAACTCTCCTGATAACCCTCGCTTGTACAACCATCCAAAGGTTAATCAATTCTTGAATGAGCAAATTGTTGCAAATCCAACTAAACCAGTTCTACCTGCAGGTTTCCAACTTGTACAAGGTAAATCTGGCAGATATGGAATCAAAAAACCTGATGGTTCTGTAATGCCAGTAGGGCAATAACATGGCGACTAAAGACGAAATCTTTGCTTTTGCTGCACAAGAGGCAGAGCGACAAGGTGTTCCTCTTTCTTTAGTTCAAAATGTTATTCAGGCTGAGTCTGGTGGTGCTTTTAACGCTATAGGACCTAAAACAAGATTTAATGATCGTGCTTATGGTCCTATGCAGTTGATGAGTGCAACTGCCAAAGATCTTGGTGTCAATCGTATGGACTGGAAAGATAACATCCGAGGTGGTGTTAAATATCTAGGCCAGTTATCAGAGAGATTCCAAGATCCTACATTGGTGGCGGCTGCTTACAACGCAGGTCCAGGTAATGTTGAAAAGTATGGTGGTGTTCCACCATTTAAAGAAACTCAAAACTACGTTAACAAGGTGGTTGGTATGGCAAAAAAAGATGATGAAGACTGGACACCAGTATCTGGTATTAGTCAGCAACCAGTAGCAAATATAGGTACTGTTCAACAATCTTTAGCTAATGAAGATTGGAAGCCTGTTGCGGGTGTTGTGGCTCCTACAGTACAACAAACACAGCAAACACAGCAAACTCAAGCTTCTCCAACTGCTGCTAATTTTATGCAAGGCGTTAGAGCGCAAGCATTTCAACCTAGAACACAGTTTCAGCAAGATGTTTCTGCAAGCTTTAACCCACTAGATGTGTTTCGTGGCAAGACTACTGGTGGACAACTAATATTTGGCACTGCCGATTTGTTAGCAAAAGGCATTACTGGCGGTCTTAGTAAACTAGGGTTTTCTGATGAATATCTTGGTATTGATCGTACTAAGCCACAACCTACTCCTGCACCAACTCAATCTGTTGGAGATATCTTAAAAGGCACTTATAAAGTGGCTACAGAACGCCCAGGTTTGCTTGTTGGTGGTATGGCTACAGGTTTGCTAGACCCTACCAATTTGGTCTTGCCAGGCGCTATTCAGAAATCTATTGTTTCCGCAACTCCTACTGCTGTGATGCAAGCGGCTCCTAGAACTGTTGCATTGGCACAGAATGTTGCTACTGGTGGCACTACTGCAGGTCTTACTTCTGCGGCTCAACAGCAAGCTACAACTGGGTCAATTAATCCATCTCAAGTGCTTAATGAGATGGCAGTTGGTGGTTTGTTGACTGCTCCTACTGCTTTGACTTCAGCAGTAACTACTCCTAGAGCGCCAGCTAATTTAACTCAAGCTCAATTGGTTGCTGAACGAGCAATTGCACAAGGCGCTACATTGCCTCCAACTCAAGTTAACCCATCAATGGTTAACAAAATTATTGAAGGTATTTCTGGCAAACAACAAACAGCACAGCTTGCATCAGTAAAAAATCAACAATTGGTTAATGAACAAGCTCGTAAAGCCTTGGGTCTTGCTCCTGATGTTGAAATTACTCCTCAAGTATTGCAACAGTTTAGAGCTGAAAAAGGTTTAGCATATGATGCTTTAAGAGCAAACCCTGCTTACTATGCAGACAAGCAATTCTTTGTAGATCTTAATAAAGAGATTTCTAGACTACAAAGCATGAAGTCTTTAGATGTAACTGCAGAATTAAATCTGTTGAACAATCTAAAGCAAATGAATTTTGCTGGTGATGAGCTAGTTGAGTCAATTAAGCGACTTAGGGATAGCGCACAAACAAACTCATCTCCTCTTGCTAATGCTAGAGACAAAGATCTTGGTAGAGCGCAAAAGTTTGCTGCCAGACAATTAGAAGCGTTGGCAGAGCGAAATCTTACAAACTTCAATCAGCCTGATGTAATGAAGAACTTTAAGCAAGCCCGTGAGGATATTGCTAAGAGTTACACAATTGAAAAAGCATTGAATGCAACAACTGGCAATGTATCTGGTGCGGATTTAGGCAATCTTGCTAGAAAAGGAAAGATTGTTCCTGCTGAACTACAGACTTTGGCAAATGCCGCAGGTGCTTATCCATCAGCATTTCAGAATGTTGCAAGAATTGGTAGTGTTCCAGGATTTAGCCCACTAGATATTGGTACTGCGGGTATTGCCAGTGCTGCGGCAGGTAATCCATCAGTATTGTTGAGTGCGGCAACAAGACCAACACTTCGTTCTGTTGCTGTTTCTCCAATGTTTCAACGCAATATGTTGCCTAGTTCTCAAGGCCAACCTCAAGGTTTGTTAAACAGGATTACCTCCGATCCTATGACTAACTATGGTTTAGGCCAGTTGCCAGAATATGGTACTGAGCGTTTCTTGTTGAACAGATAACATGAGAGACTGGCTGCTTGCAATCATTGCGGCAGTCAGTATGCTCTGTTTTGTTGTTTGGTCAGTATCAGTGATGATTTGGTACTGGAGATGATTAGTTTTTTACTGGCTGTATCTATTGAGTACAGGTGTGTCAAGTGGACTTGGGTTGGAGATGTCTACAACCGAAAGGTCTACTGTATTGAATGGAAGAAGGTAGAAAAGAAATGATTGATCCAATCACGGCTCTAAATGGCTTACAAAGTGCCATTTCAATGGTCAAGAAGGCTAGTAAGGTAGCCAATGACTTAGGGGGTCTTGCCCCGATGATTGGCAAGATGTTTGATGCAAAGAGCCAAGCAACAAAGGCTATGCTTCAAGCAAAGAGGGAGAAGAAAGGCTCAAACATGGGTGCTGCTCTACAGATTGAGATGGCACTAGAGCAAGCCAGAGCCTTTGAAGAAGAATTGAAGATGTTGTTCATGCAGACAGGCAAGATTGATGTCTGGAACAAGATTAAAGCTAGACAAGCTGAGATGGACAGAGATGATGCTAAAGAGATGGCAGCGTTGAG